ACGAATAGACCTACCTGAAAAACTTTTAGCCGTATTGCCAAATGATAAAAGAACTAATAAACGAAACTCTAAAGCCTAACGGCAAATGGTCTATAAAAAGGCTATCCGCTTTTACGTCTTTTTGGATTGCGGTTCTTTATGCTATTATACCACTATTCAAGCCGTTTAAAGTACACGAGTTTGTATTTGTCGGGTTACTTACTTACTCGGCAACTGCAATAGGTTTAACTGTATGGAGTAAAAAAATAGACAAATGATAACAACTGCACAAGCCTTAGCAAAATACGGACAACCCAACGAGACGGGAACGTACCTAACTACTATTAAACTACCCTACCCTATGCGCATTGCTTGGGACACTAAGACAATGGTAACAAAGATGCGTTGCCACAAACTTGTAGCAGATGCGTTTTTAAACGTGTTTAACGAACTTTTAGAGGTCTACGGGTACAATCGCCTTGTCGATTTAGGAATAGACCTTTACGGCGGATGTTTTAACTTTCGTAAAATGCGAGGCGGTTCGTCTTGGAGTAAGCACGCGTGGGGTATTGCAATCGATTTAGACCCTGCGAGAAACACTCTAAAAGAAACTTCTAAGACTGCACGCTTTGCACGTCCTGAGTATAAGCAAATGATTGACATTTTTTATAAACACGGATTTATTTCACTCGGTAAAGAAAAGAATTATGACTGGATGCACTTCGAGATTGGCGGTTAGTTCCGCTATTTTGTCGCTTTTATTGGCAATACTTGCGACAAGTTGCTCGGTAAATTACCACGTCCGTAAAGCCTTTAAGAAGGGTTACCGCTGCGACGAGGTCGCCGATACAATTCAAATAACTTCGGTCGACTCAATCCCGTACGTTTTAAGGGACTCTATTATGTGGGAAAGGGTATTAGTCCAAAAAGATACAATCGTGCGTTATAAGGTCTCTAAAGTGCCTTTAACGCGATTTCAGGAGAGAATTGCCTATAAGTTAAAACGAGATACCCTGCGAATGATTGAAAAAGTAGAGGTCGTTAAATGGAAAACTGAAAAGCGCAAAAATACTAAACCTAACATTTTATTACTAGTTTTAGGATTTGTAATTGGTATGGCCACAAATTGGCTACTTAGAAACTTTAAGCCTAGCTTATGAAAAAAAATAAGGGCGGTCGGCCTGTAGTTAGTAAGGGCGTGCCTAGAATTAGGCTTTGCCCAGAAGAGCTTGCGTTAATTAATCAATACCGAGCAATTAAAAACCAAGCAAATAGCTTAGGACTAGACGAAAAAGATGTAAAACATGGCTGGCTCAAGAACAAAGAGGCCAGTCTTTTTTTTAAGAACCCGTCTTTTGGTAACGAGTTCGACGTTAATAAGATTGATTTTAAAAAACTATTCGAAGACGTACCGCCTTTGGCTATTGAAAAGCTACGTAAAGGCGAACTAAAAGGCGAATTTGACAAGCTAGTATTTACCGACGTACACGTAGGCATGGACGCAAGCGACAAAGGTCGTAACATGTACCCAACCGAATGGAACGAAACAATACTTTTCGAACGTCTTACCGCAATGGTGAACTTTACCCTAGAAAAACAAGAAAGCAATGTACTTTACATTTCGGATCTAGGCGACTTTCTAGACGGGTTTAACGGGCAAACAACTAGGGGCGGTCATGCGTTGCCTCAAAACATGTCAAACCAACAAGCTTTCGACGTGGCCTTTATGTTTAAGGTTCGTCTTTTAGAAGCCCTTGCACCGCATTACAAATTGATTGTATTTAGAAGCGTTTGTAACGACAACCATAGCGGCGACTTTGCGTACTTCGTGAACCAAGCGGTTAAACACTACGTAGAAACGCAACTAAAAAACGTTAAAATAATTAACCAAACGTCGTTCATTGACTGGGAACTTGTCGGTAACTATTGCTTTGTTTCTACTCATGGTAAAGACACGCACAATTTAAAACACGGATTTAAACCAAAGATTGATCCAAACCAAGTAAACAAAATAGTAGGTTATTTGAATAGTCAGGGCCTACTTAATAAAGGCTACGAAATCATTTTCGAAAAGGGCGACTCACACCAATACTTATTCGACGCGTCAAGTTCGGACGTTTTTAAGTATTATAATTACCCCGCTTTTAGTCCGTCTTCTAATTGGGTGGCTACAAACTTTCAGCTAGGACGTTCTGGTTTTATACATTTTAACTACGGACTATTAACAAAATCAATAAACGAATACTTTTTTAAGTAAATTAGTAGACTTTTTCATAGTTCTGTTTTGAAGCCATTCTTTCGGGGGTGGCTTTTTTCGTATTATAATAGGATATTTGCGAACATTTGCGTACCTAATCGGGTATAAACCGACTAAATGCATATTATATTGCACCTTTTCGGGTATAATTAAGCGTATTTCTCCAACATTAAGTGTTTTGAATGTCACAAAATCAGGGTAAAACCTTAAAACACAAAAAAAAGTTTGCGTCTACAACCCCCGTCAAATAAGGAAATCTAAAAAAATGTTAAAAAAAGTTGTTAAAAAGTTTGGTAGCTTGTGAATAGTATATATATTTGCATATAATCTTTTAACAAAAACACTATGAACAAAGAACAAATTTTAGAACTTATCCGCAGTCAAGAACAAGAATTATACAAAGACTTGCAAGAATGTAAAAGCCAATACGGCGTAGACCACAACCATACCCGCTATGCTTTAGGCGCGTGGGGTTCAGTATTAAACTTACTACAAACAATTGAGAACAATGAAGTTAATTAAAAAATATTCGTTTTTGTTTAAGGACTTGAACACGGACGAAAAGCAAATTTTAGGAAGCGGAGTAGTATTCATCTTAGGGACTGTCTTCTTTATTTACTTACTTGGGACGGCTACACCGCACCGCCAAGATGCAAAAACACGAAACTACCAAACCTATTTTAAGCCTAAGTACGAACTACCAAAGTCTTACGCTAAGTATTCGAACCACGTTTATAACTCTAAATTCAAATAAAATGATTGTTACAGAACTAAAAGACTTTGAGGTCTACCGAGACACGGACAAGAATTTTGTGTACTTATTCGTTACTCTTTGGGATGAAGGCGACACGGACACGAACGCCGAAATCTTAGCCGAATACGAAATAGAAATTTACGACGCTTACGCAAATTACAAAATAACTAAAAAGAACTACAATGAAATACTTACAATCAAACAAACGCGAGACTGCGACGACTACCTTGAAAAAATCTACGAAGCAAACACCTTCGAAGACGCCTATGTTCAAGAATACAACGACGAAGGGACTTGGTGGTTCATTTAGAGACTACCAACTAAATAGGTACTGGGATAACTTTAACTTTGGTCTTTACAACCGAATTTGTGAAATTAAAATGCAAGAACTATGACACCTAAAGAACACGCAGAACAATTGTACAATATTGCTCTTATGCAAATACCCGAAGAACAAAACGAAAAAGGATTGTTTAAGAATAGATTAGTAGCTAAAGAAATTGCTTTACTTATGGTCGACAATTTTAGAAGATGGCTTTGGCATTCGTACCCAGTAAAATACGGACACGACCATTGGTTAAACGTTAACAAAGAACTATTAGACTTATGAAATGGAAACTAACTTACTTCGTCGGATCTAAAGCCGTCGAAAGCTGGTTTTTAAATTCTCAAAGCCTAGCATATTGGAAAAAGCATGACTTACTAGCAACGGGCCGTTACGAAAACGGAAAATTTAAAGTAGAACAAATATGAACCGAGTAGAACTATTAAAAGAAGTAATTGAAAAATACACCCTAACCGATACGACAAGAAAGCGCGACGTTCTTTTCAAGCGTTATTACGTTTACAATGAATTAAGGGAATGCGGCTTTAGCCTTTCGCAAATAGGCCGTCTTTTTAACAAGCACCACGCCACAATTTTACACGGCTTGCGCATACACAAAGACTTAACTAGTTACCGCGACGCAGATTACACCGCCGAAACGTGCGCAATTGAGGCTTATTTGAACGGGTCGGAATTGCCAGACGTGAATAACATATTCAAGACGCAAAAAGACTACGATCTAAAGACGGACATACTTAAGGCCCACAACCTAGCCTCGTTTAAACGTGTACAAAGACGGATAAAAATGGGTTTTTACGAAGAAATTTTACAAGACAAGCAACTTTTAGCCGAATAAAATGTTACATTTGTACGGGTGTGCAGACCCATGTAAAACATTTAAGCCTCATTGGGGAGTAGTGCTGCACCACGAAACCCGACGAGGCTTTTTTATTTTAGTGCAGTAAAATGAGCAAAGAACTACCATTTTTTAAATTTAATGCGACTGAATGGATTACGGGCAATATAAGCTACGAGCCGTTCGAGTTGCAAGGCGCATTTATTAGTGTTTGCGCCGAATACTGGAATAGGAATAACGACCTAACCATTGATGAAGCTAAGCTACGCTTAAGGAACGCTAGAATAGTCGAAATTTTAATTGAAAAAAATTATTTAAAGACGAAAAAAAATAAAATTGTAATTTCGTTTTTGGATAAAGAGCGTAAAGAAATTGAGTGTAAACGCTTGAAACTGAGTGAGTCTGGGCGTAAGGGTGGCTTAAGCAAGGCTAAAGCGTCGCTAAAGCAAGGCTCTAGCATTAAAGATAAAGAAGAAGAAAAAGAAATAAAGAATAGTAAATATAGTTTTTTAGCTTCTCTTTTAGAGCATGGTTTTGACGAAAAGTTAGCACGTGAATGGGTCGAAGTTCGTAAACAATTAAAGGCCGTAAATACTCAAACCGCTTTTAACTCGTTCATGAGCCAAGTACAAAAACACGGGGGCGACAAAAACAGAATTTTACGTACTTGCGTAGAGCGTTCTTGGAAAGGTTTTAACGCTAATTGGCTAGAACAAGAAAACGACCGCTTACTAACCGCACTTAAAAACAATTAAAATGCTACTCAAACAAGGCGACGCGCTGCAATACTTACTAGACGTAAGGGACGGCAAGATAAAACAAGGGCTTGGCTTAGATTGCTACCTAGACGAACACCTTAAATTCAAACCTAAGCAACTAAACATAATTCTAGGCCATGACAACGTAGGGAAAACGTACTGGATAAATTGGTATTTCCTTACCCTAGCTTTAAAGCATGACTTAACGTTCTGCATTTGGTCGGGTGAAAATCAAAAGGGGCAAATTTTGCGCGACATGGTGCAAATGTATCGGGGTAAACACTTTAGTAAATTAACGCATTCACAAATTTCGGGCGACGTTGCGTACTTAGAACAATACTTTTCGTTCGTAGACAACTCTAATTTGTACAAACCAGAAGAAATATTGGCGCTATTTGCACAAAGTGGGTGCAAAGTGGGGCTTATTGATCCATTCACGGGCCTAGACCGCGAAATGTCGTTTGCTGGGAATTACGAATTTATGAATACTGCCCGTCAATTTGTCAATAAAACAGGAATGACTATCTACATAAACACGCACCCGAATACTGAAAGCGGTCGAAGCGGTAACCTATACACCGATGGCGAACTAAAAGGGCATTTAAAAGCACCTTTAAAAGATCACGTTGAGGGCGGCAAGGCTTTCTTAAACCGATGCGATGACATGTTAGTAATACACCGCTTAATTAAACATCCTGAGTATAAATTTAAAACGTGGGTTAACGTCGAAAAAGTTAAGGACACCGAAACTGGCGGCAAACATACCGAAATTGACTACCCAGTAGTTTGCGACTTTAATAGTGGGTTAGGGTTTACAATTAACGGAATCGACCCCCTACAAAAACACCGACCAAAAGAAGTACAAAACAAAATAACGGACGGAATTATTTCGACAAGTGAAAAATTACGCAACTTCAAACCTTTTTAAAATGCAACTAGACTTGAAAATTTTATGGGCTAAGAACACAATTTGGGTAGTCCGCGAACGAATTAAAAACGTACGCTTAAAACTCGAAAAGGACAAGCCAGAAGCAAAGGACTACATTAACGGCGGTAAGGATAGCGAAGAACTATTACTAAAAACCGAGCTTGTCCTAATCGAAATGCAAAACGAAATAGTAAGTTTGAACCGCGAACTAAACCAACTAGCTAGACGCAACGCGCAACTACGCGTAGCTTACGACGAACTGAAAAACGAACTAAAATTTAAAGATGTAGAACTATGAAAACACCGCTACAAATGCTCATTGAACAACTAGACCAAAAAATAGAACTAGTAAATAGATGTTTAGAAACGCAAGACGAATTAGGCGTATTTATGTACACGGGTCTTTTAGCTGGCTTTATGGAGTCTAAAGTAATGGCAGAAAAATTACAGGAAAACGAAAAAAATAACCTATGAACCAACAAAAATTCGACAAGCTCTACGAACCTAAGCAAAAAAAGATATTGCTTTTAATACCTTTCTTACAAGAAAAGCCCCGCCCTTTGATGTCAATATCCAACTTATTAAGCGTCCATCCTAAGTGGGCATCCTCTTACATTAGGGACTTGCGTAAATTAGAAGTAGACGTTAAGAAAGACCAATATAAAAAGTATTACATATGAAAACAATTAAAGTAGGATCAGACTTTAGCGGGGTTGGAGCATTTAACCAAGCATTGATTAGATTAGGCGTAAATTACGAAGAAGTATTTGCTTGCGACATGGATAAATACGCGCGTCAAACATTTATACATAACTACGGAGAACCTAAATATTACCCTACAAATGTCTACGAAAGGGAAATTCCTAAGGAGTCGTTAGATATTTATATGACTAGCCCACCCTGTCAGGCGTTTAGCTTGGCAGGTAAGCGACTTGGAAAAGAAGATAAGAGAGGCATTTTATTTTTCAACTCACACGAGTTTATTCAAATAAACAAACCGCGCTTTTTTATATTTGAAAACGTTAAAGGATTGCTTTCTGATGATGGTGGCCGAACTTTTAAGGAGTGGGTCAACATGCTTGGAGGAAAGTCAGTTAATGGACTTCCGGTTTTATTCCCTTACGAAGATTCAGTTCCGTATCATTTATATTGGAAAGTTCTAAACGCAAAGCATCATGGAGTTCCGCAGAATCGTGAGAGAGTTTTCTTGATTGGCATTAGAGATGATGCTGACAACCAATTTCAATTCCCACGAGAAGAGCATTTGACTAAAAGATTGAAAGATATTATTGAAGAGGAAGTTGATGCTAAGTATTTTTTGAGTGAAAAGATGGTAAAATTTGTTACATCTACCAAATTTCAACAATCAAAACCAATTGACTTCAATCAAGATTTTAGTCCATGTATAATAGTTGGGGGTGATACCCCTTGTTTTGATACAAATAAACTTAAAATCAAATCAGCAACGTCCAAAGGATATGAGGAAGCTTCGGAAGGTGATTCAATAAATTTCAGTGTACCTAACTCAAAAACTAGAAGAGGAAGGGTAGGAAAAGGAGTGGCTCAGACTTTAGATACCTCTTGTAACCAAGCAGTTATGGTTTGTTCTTTTGGTCGATCAGAAGAAGAGAAGAAAAGACGAAGAGAACATTTTCAAAAAACAGGAAAAGATTCAGGTACTTTTAAGGATAAAGAGCTGATTTTAAAAAATCAAGAATATTACGACACGCTTTTAGCTAATCCAAATCCACAAAAGGAAGGTTTAATAAGTGAAAATCATAATATCCGCAGACTGACACCGCGCGAATGCTTTCGATTGATGGACTTTCCTGATACATTCACTTGGCCTGTTTCCGACTCACAAGCTTATAAACAAGCTGGCAATTCAATAGTTGTAAACGTATTGTATAAAATTTTAAAGCAATTGCCATTATGAGGTGTAAAAACTGCAAAGACAAGTTCGAACCCGTCCGCTTTAACCAAAAGTTTTGTTTAAAAGACGAATGTATAAAAGCCTTTGTAGAAGACGTAAAGCAAAAGGAATGGAAAAAGACTAAGGCCAAGCTAAAAAACGACCTTAAAACGACAACGGACTGGCTTAAAGAAGCCCAAAAGGTATTTAATACGTTTGTCCGTCTTCGCGATCAAGGAAAACCTTGCGTAAGTTGCGGCGGTTCTTTAGGCGAAAAGTACGACGCGGGGCATTATTTCAGTATGGGCGGACACAAAGCCGTTACGTTTAACGAAGACAACGTGCATGCTCAATGTGTAACGTGCAACCGATACAAACACGGGAACTTATTAGAATACCAAATAGGAATAGAAAAGCGAATAGGCCCTGAACGTCTGCTAGAGTTACACGAAAAAGCCCACGAAACACGCAAGTACACACCCGACGAATTGAAGTACATAATACATACGTACAAAGAAAAAATTAAAATTTTGCAAAAAAATAGTTTGAATTGAAATATAATGACTATATTCGCATATCAAAACAATTAAAAACAAGAACATGAAAAATTTATTTAAAGCTTTGGCAGCGTTTCAACAAGAAGTGCCAGTAATTCACAAAGGAACTCAGGGCTTCGGCTATTCTTACGCCGACTTACCCGCTATTTTCGACAAGATTAACCCGCTACTAAAAAAACACGGGCTAGGCTTTACCCAAATGCTCGACACTAAAGAGGGTATTGATTACATTGTAACGCTAATTTTCCACGTAGAAAGCGGTGAGAACCTAGAAAGCAAAGTTGCAATACCGCACGTAACGCTTAAAGGTATGAACGACTTTCAAAGCTTTGGTTCGGGGGTTACATATTACCGACGTTATGCCCTTAGTTCGTCTTTAGGACTTGTTACGGACAAAGACACGGACGCAAGCGGCGAACAAGTAAAGAAATTACCCGCTATTGATACAAAACGCTTTCAAGACGCGTGTAAAGCAATTGTAGACGGCAAAGTTACTAAGGATAAAATAACGTCTAGCTTTACTTTAACTGAGTCACAAACCGAAATGCTTAACGCTATATGAATACTTTTAAAGTTCGATGCTCAGCGATTGGTAAAATCATGACATCTCCGCGTTCTAAAAACGAACTACTCAGCCAAACGGCTAAGACATACGTCGAAGAGCAAGTATTACAAGCAAAATACGGAATAGTCAAAACGTTTAACTCGCGTTACACCGACAAAGGTAACCTAGTCGAAGACGAAAGCATTAAACTAGCTAGCGACGTCCTAGACTTAGGCTTTATCTTGAAGAACGACGAACACTTTAGCAACGACTGGGTAATGGGTACGCCCGACGTAAACACGAACGACATTCTTTTAGACGTAAAAAGTTCTTGGGATGCTACGACTTTCCCGTTCTTTGCTACGGAAATACCGACTAAAGACTATTACTACCAACTACAGGGCTACATGTGGCTTACAGGTAAACAAAAAAGTTTACTAGTCTACTGCCTAGTCAACACACCGCTAGACATGGTTCAAGACGAAATCCGTCGCGCGCACTGGAACGCCAATCTTTTAGAAGAAAGTTTGGATCTAATCGACGAAGTACAAAAGCGCCACAATTTCGACCACATCCCCGACAACCGCCGTGTTAAAGTCTTTGAGGTCGAACGTGACGACGAAGTAATAGAACAAATTAAAGAACGCGTCGAACTATGCCGCGAGTATTACGAAACCCTTTATAATTTCCTATGAAACAACAAATAGAAGACAAAATAGTGTTACGTGTTTTGGCCCGTTTTAACGAACGTTCGAAACTCGGAATAATGAAATACAACACAACGCTAGAAAGAAACGACCTAAGCGCCTTAGAATGGCTTACACACCTACAAGACGAACTTATGGACGCGACTTTGTACGTAGAACGACTAAAAGACGAAGTAAAACAATTTAAACAAGGATAAGTGGTAAAAATTGCCACATATCTAAACACGAAATGTAAACGAGAGATGCAACTGACGAGTTGAACGTAACCTGCCGTGCATTGGCTGCGGTTCTCAACGTAGGGAGATAGGTTAGCCTTCCGAGGAAAAAGGCATTTTAAAAACCTTTAAACAACAAGAACAATGAAAATACAAACAGAATTTATAAGAATGGGTGAGGGTACTACCTACCACGAGCAGTATTTTGAAACGCAAACGCTTGAAAAAATATCCGTAAGCAACTGGCGATTGATTCAAGATTTAGCAGATGACTTGGCGCAGATATTAAGCGAGGGTAAAAAAGTCAAAGTTGATGTGCAAATAATAGACGAACAATGAAAATAGAAATAACCCACTACGGACACAAAGCAAGCTATGAGTTTGACCACGAGGATGTAGAGCTTGATGACTTGATTTACCACATTGAGCAGTTGATTAGATTAACTGGATATTCAATTAACGGAACATTACAAATAGTAAACGAAGAACAATGAAAAAATTTAACCTAGAGTCTTACAAAGACTTATTAATTGAAATGAACGAAAAGACAAACTTTCGCTTTGACGAACTAAGCCAAACGCGTTGGGACGTGTTTAACGTCTTAAAGACGAACGGATACATTAAGAAAGTAGACCGCGCGGTTTACACTTGGGCAGGTAGAAAACCAACTAAAGCAACCGCCAAACGTGTAGCCATGCTAACGACTGAATACCGCAAAAGCTGGGCGTCTAGTCAAAAGGACAAAAAGGACGTAAAGGACAAGCAAATTAAAATTAAATTCTCAAATCCTAAACCTAAAGCTATGGACAAACGACAAGAACGCGAACAACTAGCCGCGATCGGTACTATTATTTTAGTAACGGCCATTGCATTAACTTTAGTCATTGCATTTATTAGCAACTTTTAAAATCAAATATAATGGAAAACAAACCAAATTCAGGCGCAATCTTTAAGAACGACAAAAAAACAAGCGCTAACCAACCCGACTACAGGGGAAAAGTGAACGTAAACGGAAAAGAAATGGAAATAGCCCTTTGGGTTAAAACGTCTAGCGCTGGAAATAGTTATTTTAGTGCGTCTTTTTCCGAACCATACGTAGCGCCTCAAGCACAACCAGTAGTTTCAAACGACGACTTACCCTTTTAACTTATGATCATGTTTATTCAAGACGAAGCGCTTAGGCGCGGTATTAAAGACCTATTGAAAACACGAACTCGAAACCAAATAGTAACGGAAATAAAACAAAAGACGGGAAAGTTTCACCATTTCCAAATAAACAATTTCCTAGACGGCAAAGACGTAGCACTTTCGACCCTCGTTAAACTTGACGAATACCTTTATAAACACCTACACTAGAACTAGCCCCCGTAAAAAGGGGCTTTTTTATTTAAAAAAAGTCTTGTTTAAAAATTAGTCTTATATTTGACTAGAATTTAACCATATGGAAATACTACTTTACATTGCGCTTGCATGGTTTTTAACGAACTTTGAGCCACTTCAAGACCTAATCGACCGACTCTTTACCGAAGTCCCTTTAAATCGCTTTACAATGTATTTACACGGCGCTTTTGGTTGTCCTAAGTGTATGGGCTTTTGGGTTACATGGGCTTTAAGCGGTCAATTTCTTACCGCGTGCCTAGTTTCTTTATGTTCTTACGTTGTTGACTTATGCTTAGCGAAGCTCAATTACTAGAAATAAACGGAATACTAGCCATTCTAAACCCCGAAAGGCTTAGTAAAATGCACTTACGTAAGTTGCAATCCATTAGAAACAAGGTCACGGGCCAATATGACAACCGATGTTTGTGTGGAGTCCCTGACCGACAAAAGTTTTATAATGAGTTCTTACAATGGTTTGAAGCAAACGCTTGACAAGTACGTAAGCGAAAACTACGAAGAAGTAAGGGCCTACGCTAATTACTTTTTAACGCGTTACGTCAATAGCAAAAAGCTGGCTTGCTCAATGCTGAACGCCGACACGTGCATAAACAACGCTTACTTGCACGTTTTGACTATTGACACCGAAAAGACGGACGAAAATAGCGTAAAAAGCTACCTACTAAACACAATCAAATACCAAATAATTTGGAATACGTCTTTAAGCCATAAACAAGACGACATAAATAGCCAAGTCCCCGACCTACTAGACGAACCTGACAACGACGAAGTATTAGACAAGATCCAAATTGAAAACGTTTACAACTTTCGCAAGTGGTGCATTCAAAAATACAGGTCGGAAATAGTCGACCCTGTGGAAAAACGAATAGCACAAGTCTATTTTGACGACAAAAAGCAAACGGCCGAAGCTATGGCAGAATATTTTAACGTTAGTCGAACGTCTGCCCATTACATGATCAGGGACTTAAAACAAAAAATAAGAAAAATTCAATATTGTTATGAGCGCTTATAAACTATTTTACGCAGTTGCTACCCTTGCTTTCTTAGCTATGGGCATAGCTTTAACTTACGAAGGCCAAACGGCCTATTTGCAAATCTTAGGCGTTGGGATATGCGCTTACATTATTGGTCGCTTTGACGAAGAACTAAACAAGAAACAAGATGAAAATTAAAGACGAATACAAAGGAAAAACCATAGTAACCTACGACTCGGTTCTAGGACAACGTAAAATTGAAGTCGACAAAATCGACCCCGCACGTTTTACGTATTACAATACCATAGGCTTAGGCTACCTTTTCGAGAAATCGACTATTGCTTACACGGGAATAGACCACGAAACGTCGCAGTCGGACGCAGTAGAAGAACCTAAGGCGGTCGAACCAACCGAAACACGTAAGAAACCAGCTACAAAAACACGTAAACGCAAAAGCAATGCCTCAACCAATTAAAGGAGAAAAGAAAGAAACGTTTATTCAGCGTTGCATGGCCGACGAAGAAAGCGTAAACTCGTTCCCTAAAGAAGACCAACGTTTTGCAGTATGCAATCGAGTATGGGAAACACACACCCGCGAAGCATTAAGCCTTTACAAGCGTTCTTTTGCCGAAGATAGCTACACCGACTACCCAAAACAAGCAAGCGAAAACGCTAAAATTGCTCTAAGATGGGCTGAGGAAAACGGATGGGGTTCTTGCGGAACGGACGTAGGTAAGCAAAGAGCCAACCAGCTAGCAAAAAACGAACCAATAAGCCGAGACACTATTGCAAGAATGGCAGCTTTTGAACGACACCGCCAACACTCGAATAAAGAATTAGGCGACGGATGCGGGCGTTTAATGTGGCTAGCTTGGGGCGGCGACGAGGGAATAGAATGGGCGCAACGTAAACTCGAACAAATAGACAAATGAAATACGCAATAGTCGACATAGGTAAAAACATGGCATCTTATTGTAGCGTAATAGAAGCCGAACTAAAAAAAGACGGAATACATTACGTAATTTACCTAACCGACCAAGACAACCTAATGTGCGTAGAATTTATAACCGAAGACGACTTTTTAGACCACTTTAAAAACACGAACAATGGCAGGAAGGCCTAGACACTTAAAAGAACCAGAAGAACTATACACCCTATTCGAAAACTACGTAATAGAAACAAAGAGCCGAACCCGTAAAGTCCCAAAGGCTACGAATAAAGGCGTATTGTACGAAGAACACGTGCCACCCCTTACAATTGACGGCTTTAAAACGTATTGCAATAAGCAAGGCGCGGACATAAACCGCTATTGGTATGGCATAGGTGAAGGGTTCGACGCATTTGTAACCATCGTTACGCGTATTAAAGAAGAAATCCGAAACGACCAAGTCGAAGGGGCGCTAGTTGGGCAGTATCAACAGAATATCGTAGCCAGGCTAAACGCGCTGACCGAAAAGACGGACGTAACAAGCAATGGCGAAAATATAAACGAAATCAAAATAAGTATTATTCGACCTGACACTAAGGAACTAGAGTAACATGGAACTAAAGAGTACAATAGTCTTCGAACGTAACTACGACGCGCTTTACAACAACGAGGCGCGTTTTATCATTAACGAGGGTGGCTCGCGTTCAAGTAAGACGTATTCGCTTTGTCAATTGATCCTAGTCTATTGCCTACAAAATAAAGGCGTCGTCGTTTCAATTATTCGTAAGACATTCCCAGCTTTGAGGGCAACGGCAATGCGCGACTTTTTCGAGGTACTAAAAGAGTCGGGAATTTACGACAAGGCTAGCCACAATATGAGCGAACACATATACACGTTCCCAAACGGGTCTATGGTGGAGTTCTTTAGCGTCGACGACGAACAAAAGATTCGAGGTCGTAAACGCAACCTAGCGTGGTGTAACGAGGCTAACGAACTATTCTACGACGACTTCACCCAATTAAATATGCGTACCGAGTCGAAGCTAATCTTTGACTACAATCCGTCGGACTCGACAAGCTGGCTTTACGACCTACCAAAAAACGAAAGCGTACTAATCAAATCCACGTATAAAGACAATCCGTTTTTACCCGACTCAATCAAACGCCAAATCGAAGACCTCAAACGAACCGACGAAGCCCTTTACCAAATTTACGCGCTAGGTGAAAAGGCTATAAGCAAAAGTAACATTTACTCGAACTGGACATTTTTACCGCACCGCCCCTCACGCTTTACGGAATTTGTATACGGATGCGACTTTGGGTACAATCACCCGACGGCGTTAGTGCGCGTCTATTGGCATGAGAAAGACATTTTTATAGAGCCAGTCATTTACGAAAGCTACTTAACAACCTCGAACCTAATCGACCGCCTAGCTGACCTAAACATCGAAAAGGAAACGGAAATAATAGCCGACTACGCACGGCCCGAGATCATTGCCGAAATGAACAACGCAGGGTTTAACGTACACAACGCGAACAAGTCCGTAAAGAAGGGCATCGACAATATAAAGACGTTCGGGGTCTTTTGTCTTGAAAACGAACATTTAAAGAAAGAATACCAGAATTATAAGTGGAAAAAAATGGGCGACCAAATATTAGACGAACCTGTTAAGCTTTACGACGACGCAATGGACGCCACTAGGTACGCGACAACCTACATAAAAGAACAATACTTTACCGACGACGCCTACTTTGCTTTCTAATTAAAGACGGGCGCAAATTAATATAGTTATGGCACAATCAATAATAGCACAACCCCAAAGCTTTACACCCGCTTACAACCCCGTAAAGTTTATAGTCGACTCGACTAACAAGAACCTAGACGGCTTCAAGTACATTTTCGACGTATACAACGGCGCAACCCTAATCGGACGCTTCAAAGTCTTACCTACCTACGGGACGGGTTACGGAGAACTTGACCTTTCGAAGTTCCTTAGTTCTTACGTGAGTTGGGATTTCCAACCTACCATAACGACGGACTACGACGCGGCAAATAGCTACTATCCTTTCACGTTAAAGACGGGCGAAGAATACTTAGCGCAGTTCAATTACACCTCAGCGCTTACCAACTCAGGTGGCTTTGTTCGCGTGAACGTTACAAACACGTTTGCAATAGGCGACCAAATAAACATAGCGCAAGCGGACGGAGGTACGGCTAACCCATTACTCGAAGGCTTACATTCGGTTACCAACTCTAGCGCTACATGGTTTGAAGTTAACGTGGCGTGGTCTAGCGTTACCGATGCAAACATAGACGGGTCGGTTACCTATGCGGATAACCGCAAAGTAGTAACGTACGACATAACTACTTTCTCGACTAAGAACGTTTTTAACGGGGCTAGACGCTTTATTGAGTTCCCTACGTACGACCAAGACACGTACAACCCTAACGGCATTACAAAGCTTTGGCTTACAAACCAACCTCAAACGGAATTTAGCGCAACCATAGGTCAAGACCTTTGGCTTAACATTCGAGGCCGAATAGGTAAGAAAATAGTCTTTGAAAACTCGAACGGAGACATTCTTTATAAATTCCTTACAAATAACACAACTATTGAAGGCGTAGCAGTAGGCCCTAACAACGCGGGAATACTTACGGCGGGCGTTGGTACGTTACCGCTAATCAAACCCGACACAACCTATTACGAATTTTGGTACGACGACTCTGGGCAAAGTTCCGTAAAGTACCGCGTCAATTTAGACCGACGCGTTCAAATTAACGAATACCACCTTTGCTTTTTGGATCGTATGGGTTCATGGTCAAGCTTTGCGTTTCAGCTTAAAAGCTACGAACGTGGCGAAGTACAACGCGACGAATACAATAAAGACGTACAAGGCTACGTAAGCGGTGGCGAATGGAACTACAATTACGAAGAGTTTGGGTTTAGCACGTTCAACATAAACGTCGTAAAGACGCTAGAATTAAATAGTAACTGGATGACCGAAAACATGGCTACTTATTTCGAAGAACTAGTAACTAGCCCTCAAGTATTCTTTAAGCTTGTCACTTACCTAACAACCGAAGACGGCGTTCCAGTAATAGACGAAAACGGATGCCCCGTGCGTGTACCTGAGTCAACAAATTACCTACCCGTAATTGTTACAAACAACTCTTACGAAGTCTTCAAGCAACGTAACAAGAACCTAATCAAACAAAGCCTAGTTGTTAAGCTAGCAAATAACGACGCAATCAATGGTTAAAATAATTCTAGACACGGGCGTTCTAGACGTGCGCCAAGACGTTAGCTTTCCGCTTACCTTTTCCGTTGGTGAAATTAGAGACATAACCAAACGAACGGGGACATTCTCAAAGACTATTGTCTTAGCGGGAACGGACAACAATAACCAGCTTCTTAATCACTATTACGACGTAAACATCGACGCGGGTACGTTTGACGTTTCGCAGTTGACGTATTGCCAAGTTATGCAGAACGACGTGGTAATTATGGAAAACGCCGTCTTACAATTGATTTCCGTAAACAAGTCCCAACTTACGGACGCGCACGAACAAATTGTAAACTACGAGGTTCTAATTAAAGACACAAAAGCTGAGTTATTCACGGCCATAACAAACGCAGAACTTACCGACCTAGACTTTAGCGACCTTAACCATTTTAGTAACTCTACATCGATTATTGCAAGCTTCGGATTTACGCAAGCCAACGGCTATAAATACGTCTTACCTTACGACACGGACGCCCTTTATAACGTGCGCCAAATTAAGCCCGCTATTTACGCGAAGACTTATTTCGACCGCATCTTTGCCAACGCAGGCTTTACCTACACATGGACGGACTTACAAAACGCTAGGTTCGATAAATTGCTAATTCCTTACAACGGCGACGAAAACCAAATTGACTGGACGGACTACAAAGTTCTAGCAGAAAACACTTACACAACTACCAATGCTCAACCTGCAACGGGATCATTTATTCCGTTTTGGGAACAACTAGACAACTGGACGGAAATCTTAGACACGCAAGGTATCTTTGACCCAGTAACGGGCGAGTACACCGCACCGACGGACGTAGACCCAGCGGCTTCGCAGTCTTACGAATTTAAGTTTAATATTACCTATAATATTGTTTTCAACAACACGGGGGCAAACCCAGTAAGGCCAGTTTTTTATAATACAACTCTAGGGGCTTACGCGCCAATACCGCGTTATTTTTACCCATACCTAAGGGCCACAAACATTACGGGCAGCATAGCCAATTTAACGCCTATTTTAATAGATAGCTACATACCTAGCGGCAACACAATTTACGGCGCTTATGCAAACGTTGGTGTAACAACGCCCAGTGGTTACATTACGGCGGGCGACCTTCTAAAGATTAGAGCGGGTATTTCGTCACAAATGCAAAACAACTTGCATTATTGGCAAACTGCTGGGGGTGTCAATACGCGTGTAGACATTAACATAGACATTACGGATATTAAACTAGAAATAATCCCGAATAGTAATACCCAACCAATAGGCGGGTTCGTTACCATGAACCAATACGTTCCCGTAAAGATTAAGCAAAGCGACTTTGTTAAGTCCGTCTTTCAAATGTATAACCTATACGTTGACGTAGACCCGAACCAACCTAACAATATAATATTAACGCACCGCGACGAATATTACGACAACGGAGCGCAGAAAGACTGGACTTATAAACTAGCAAAAGACCGCGAACAAAACCTAGAGTTCCTACCCGACGTTTCAAACAAGCGCCTTATCTTAACCTACAAACAAGATAACGACACGCCGAACACGTTGTATTTTGAAGCTACCCGCGAAATATACGGACAACAAGAATATATTTTTAACTCGGAGTATGTCAAAGACGTGGACACGAAAGAACTAATCTTTAGCCCTACGCCAATAGCCCAAACTACATTCGGTGCGGTTGTGCCAATGATTGACGGACAAGCCCCAAAGACGAACATAAGAATACTTTACGACGGCGGCGAACAATCTTGCGGATCTTACGACATAATCGACGGGGGCTTAACGGGTACTTACGGCGTAACTACTTACCCAGCTATTACGCATTTCGACAACGCGCTAACGCCTAGCTTTGACATTAACTTCGGAACGTGCGACTTCTACTATTACAACCCTCAAACGTTAACCAATAACACGCTTTATAACCTGTACTGGCGTCGTACTATTAACCAAATTAACGAGGGTAAAATGCTTACCGCGTTTTTCAAGTTGACGGAAAAAGACATTCACGGCTTAAAGCTTAGCGACAAAATCCGAATAGACAATAGTTGGTGGAATATTAACCGAGTAATTGATTACAACGCAAACACGGAAGGCTTAACAAAGGTCGAACTTATAAGCGCGGATAGCGAACTAGAATTAGCGCCTTTTATTTCAAACACGGGCAACCCTACGCCTAGCCCAACGACTGAGGCGGCGTTAGATTCCGTTCTTAGGTCGTCTACTATTTCGGGTAACGTAATTCTTGAAGGCGCGCAGGTTTCGGTTTACGGACGCGGTAACACCATAGCGCAAGGCGTTCGAGGTATTGTAATCGGCAACGGACAAACTCTAGACGAAGACGGAATAATTACGCCTCGAATAAACGGCGCAGCGGCTCAAACTTCTACTTACGTTGTAAACCTTACCCAAGTAGGAACTAACGCCCCTACGGCTATTGAATTAAGCAATAACATAGGCCTAGTAACTTGGACTCGAACTTTACAAGGTCAATACTTAGGAACGCCCGCAACGCCTTTCGAGGCTTTGTATACTTTTGTAATTATTAATAGTAACGAGCATGACCATTTGTGTAGCGCCTTTATAAACACGGACGGGGATATAGTCGTAAAAACTACAAACACCCAGAACCACCAGCATACAGACGCAATACTAAATAACACAACCCTAGAAATAAGAATTTACTAGCCTTAATATTGTTATGAACGAAGTACAAATTCCTTTAAAACTTACGGGTATTGGCTCAATGAAAGCCGAGCTACGAAGCCTAAAAGCTGAAATAGCCGCCGCCACCGACCCGAAACAAATGGAAATGCTCGCCCAAAAAGCGGGTGAACTTTCCGACCGAATAAAAGACGCAAACGACGCGGTTAATGTCTTTGCTTCGGGTTCTAAGTTCGAACAAATTAGCAACTCATTTGGCGGTATTCGTGACTCTTTGATGTCTTTGGACTTTGAAGAAGCTAGCCAAAAGTCGCAAGTCTTCGCGAACAACTTAGGCAAGATTGGTAAAGCGGACATTTCTACGGCAATTAAAGGCATTACAGGGACTATTAAAACACTTGGCGGGGCTTTCGTTAAACTAGGCGTTCAAATACTCGCAAATCCAATATTTCTACTTGCCGCCGTTATTGTGGCCATAGTTGTGGCAATTGGTTCGTTCCTAAAAAAGATAGGGGTACTCGATAAAATTTTCAACGCTATTAACGCAGCGCTTAAGCCATTGATCGAAGGATTTAAACAACTTACGGAATGGTTGGGATTGAGTACGGCTGCATCGGATGACGCGGCGGAAAAGGTCAAAGCGAATAACGAAAAAATAATAGCTTCGTCTAAAGAAAGGGCCGAAGAACAAAGCAAAGGAATAGAGCAAGAAATTCAGCTTGCTCAATCCTTAGGAAAAGAAACGACGGACTTAGAAATTGAAAAGACGAAAGTAACCGAACGTGAAGCTAAAAAACGTTTAAAACAAACCGAAAAAGACCTCAAAGAATTGGGGGACAAGCGCGGTACTTTAGCCGAGCAAGAAAGAGCCAGACTTAAGAAACAACTTAAAGACGAAAACGCGCTAATAAAACAAGCGCAAATAGACCGCAAAGTTATTATAAACAAAGCCGCAAAAGAAGAAGCGGACGCGGCAAAAGTGCAAGCGGAAAAAGACGCAGAAGCGGCAAAGTCTAGAGCAGAGGCAGCGGCTAAAGCGTACAAAGAAGGCAAAACGGCTATTCAAAAAGAAATCGCAGCGGCCAATAAATTAGTGTCCGACTCAGGTAAAACACAACAACAAAAAGAAGTAGACGACGCAACGGCGAAATACGACGCGCTAATTAAAGAAGCTAAGAAATATAAGCAAGATACAACGGCCTTAGAAACGGCTAAAAATATTGAGGTTGCTGCAATCAATAAAACGTTTGCCGACCAAGAACTTGCTAGACAAAAAGAAGTGCAAAAAGGAATAAGCGACTTCTTAACTTCGGAAGCTTTGAGACAAGAAGCCATAGAAGAACAAATTTACCAAGCTGGCCTAAGCGACCAACAACGTGAACTCGAAGCGAATAAATACCACTACGAAAACTTAATAGCCGAAGCCGAAAGGTATGGTGTTGACGCAACTACATTGCTTCAAGAACAAAAAGAAAAAGAAGAAGAAATCAACAAAAGGTTTAGAGAAAAAGAAAAGCAAGATGCGCTAGACGCAATCGAACAAGCTAAGCAAGTACGCGACGCTAGAATACAAGCAATTGGGGACTACGCACAAAGCGCCCTTAACTTGACAAGCTTAGTAGTAAAAGACCAAAAGAAACTCGAACAAATAAATAAAGCCAGCGCTTTAATTCAAATAGGCATCGACACGGCTAAGGCTATTTCGGGACTTGTAGCGGCTTCACAACAAAACGTTTTAAACGGCGTTACGGGTGGCTTAGCGGGTGCGGCTCAGTTTGCTAGCGGTATCTTACAAATTACCACAAACATGGTTAAGGCTAAGCAATTACTTAGCAACCCTAGCGGGTCGGTTTCGGGATCTAGCAATACTTCGTCTTCGGATAGTTCTACAAGCGCTACGTCAATAGTACCGCAGGTTAACCTATTCGGTCAAGGCAACGACTTAAACACGGCGGGACAACTTAAAAGCGTAAACGCTACGCCTAGTTTTGTAGTTCAAGCGGTTGTAAGCGAAACGGACATAACAAACACGCAAAGTAAAATCAATAAAATAAAACAAGGTTCGGAATTATGACAAGTTACCAAGCACTTATAAACGAAATAACAACGTTTTACGACAACCATATTCAAGTAAAAAAGGTCGGGTCGGACTTTAAAGAACAAATGTTCAACTTCGCTACAAAGGATGAGAAATATCCGATTGTTTACATAGTCCCCGTAACGGCTTTAGCCACCGAAAACACGAACGACTTTGTACTTGAAATTTATTGTTTCGATATTATCCAAAAAGACCGCGCGAATATTAACGTAATTCTAAGCGACTGCCAACAAATATTGTACGACCTATACACGTACTTCATAAACTCGAATAACTATTCGTTTGACCTAGTAGACACCCCTACTTTCGAGCCGTTAAACAACGACTTACTAGACTATGCAGCGGGTTGGGTAATGACTGCAACCTACGCCGTAAACAACTGGACAGACTGCGCCGTACCGCTTAAACAAGAACCAAATTAATTTTAATATTGTTATGAACCTAACGCAGAAAATTAGCCAAATGACGCCCAAAGGGGCGGACTTAGACGCTACGGATTTAATAGAAGTTTCAACAATTGTAGGCGGTTCTTACGTTACTAAGTCAATTACTGGACAAGAACTCATTGATGCGATACCGCTACCGCCAACGGGCTTAACAGTCGGCACTACACCGATATCTTCGGGTACAATAGGAAGAGTATTGTTTCAAGGTACGGGGAATGTGTTGCAGCAGAGTTCGTCTTTGTTTTGGGATAATACGAATGCATATTTAGGCATTGGTACTTCTGCACCTACCACAGGTTTAGAACTTGTTGGAGCAGGTTTTAAAAGTTATATTAAAGCCACTGCTCTACAAGCACAATATTTAATTAATAGAACTGCAACTGCAACCAACATAGAATTTGTAGCATCAACACATCAGATAAACTTTAATATAAATAATGCTGAGGCAATGCGCCTTACCACAACACGGAACGTCCTAATAAACACAACAACCGATGCAGGCTTCAAGTTAGACGTCAATGGGAGTGCTAGAGCTTTAAATAGTTTAGTAGTATATGGAGATGGAATTTCTCCTGCAACAAGAGCTACTTTAACTATTCAAAGTTTAGGTGAAACCTTTAGTGGTAGATTAGTATTTTCAAGAAACAACTCAAATTGGTATAACCAAATTGAAACTATAGGAAGTGGTGGAGGTGTTAATTTAGGATTAGCTATAAATGACAGTGGAACTTATAGTTTAGTAACTAATCAAGGAAAAGTATTTATAGGTAACTCATTAACAATTCCTACTACATCAACACTTCAAGTTAAGGGCGCAGGAAACACTTCTGCTACTACATCTTTATTAGTACAAAATAATTCAAGCACTGAGTTATTTAGAGTTAGGGATGATGGCAACGTAGGTATTGGGACGACTTCGCCACTTGTTTCGTTAGACATTAGAACATCGGGTAATTCAGCTATAACACCTTTGGCAACCGCTCCAAATACCGCAACTACATTATTGGTTGGAAACACGGGAACAAATGGAGTATTAGCATTAGGTCAAAATAACGTAGGGCAAACTTGGCTTCAAGGACGCTCCCGTTTGGGTGATGGTTCATCGCAACCTATACTACTAAATCCATTAGGTGGAAACATTTTAATAGGAACCACCACAGACGCAGGCTTTAGACTTGACGTTAACGGTACTGCGAGGGTGAGCGGGGTGCTTACTGCGGCGGGAAACTACATTCAATACGGTACAAACCCAAGCGTTGGTATTGGTAGTACAAACAATGGAAATTCATTTGTAAATAATGGGCCTGCATTACTCTATGCATCTGCAAATATCAATTCAACTCAAGTTTATGCCCACAACTTTTTCACAGGCACTTTTAATTCAACAAGTGGGGTTCAAGGTTTAGCAAATTTGACAGGTGCTAACTTTTCCCCAACGAGTGGAACGGCAGTATTCAATACAATAAATGCTAATCCTACCATTAACCAAACGGGTGGAGCTAACGGCATTACACGGGGATTGTACGTCAACCCAACGCTTACAAGTGCGTCAGACTTTAGAGCAATTGAAACAACGGCAGGGCGTATTGTATTCGGAAACTTACCAACCTCAAGCGCAGGGCTTCCAACGGGCGCAATATGGAATGACGGAGGAACATTAAAAATAGTTTAATAAATAAAAATAAAATATGGAAACAACAACACAACCACAAGGAGTAGCTATTGAACCAGTAGTATTCCCATTGAATGAAGGTACAGCAACTAGAATGACTGTATTAGTACTTAATTTCCCGACGGATGCTACAACAGCAACTACTTACTATCAGTTATTAACTGAAGACGGAGGACAATTACGTCAAGGTAACTACACTTTGACAGAGGAAGAGTTCGCAGCTTGGGGTACTGACAACAATTATGTTAACCAGTGTGTAGCTAATGCAATTGGAGTAGTCTTAATTTAACCCGCCAGAAATGAGTACTCTTATCCAGATCACTAAGCCTACAGAACTTATAGTGAACAATACACCTATTATAGGTGGTGTTGCTGGAAGAGTATTGTTTCAAGGTACGGGGGATGTGTTGCAGCAGAGTTCGTCTTTATTTTGGGACTCAACGAACAACCGCTTGGGGATTGGGACGAGTACGCCAAGCACTACCTTTGCAATTGGAAGCGGAGGAATAAACAGGGTTAATCTTGGTCTTCAGGCTTTTGAAATGTACACACCAAGTTCAGTTAGAACTGTTTTTTTAGGGTATTCGTCAACAAGTGGTCAATTAATTATTTCTTCGGGTGGGTCTAATGATGTCAACTTTTTAGGCGGAGGATTTAAAAGCATCTCAACGGGTAACTTTGCAATTGGTTCAACAACAGACGCAGGCTTTAGGCTTGACGTTAACGGTATTGGTAGATTTGGAGTAGGTGCTGCGTCTTCATCAGTAACTATTGGTCAAACAGCAGTAAACAACGGGTATATAATAAATGCCACGGGATACGCAGCTAGTCAATATGCATACAGATTTAACAATATAAATGGAGGAGTTGCTCTTTTTGGCGGAAATAATCAAACAGTAATACATAGGCTAGATGGTGGATACCAAGGCTCTACAACTTTGCAAATAAACGGCTCAAGCACCGTTTCAGGAACCTCACAATTGACATCAAGTATTCTAGAGCTAAACAGTACCATACAAGGCTTCCTACCACCACGCATGACCACCACACAAAAGAACGCCATTGCTTCACCTACAGCGGGCTTGCAAGTCTTTGACACTACGCTCAATATGATGAGCTATTATAACGGCACAATTTGGGTATCACTTTAAACTAAAAATATGAAAACACAACCAACACAAGGAGTAGCAATTCAACCAATTGTCTACCCATTAAACGCAGGAACGGCTACTCAGTTATCCGTTTTAGTTCTTAACTTTACAACTGAAGCAACCACTTGCACAACGTACTGGCAGTTGCTAACTGAAGACGGAAAAGTAGTAGCAGATGACAACTACAATTTGACTGAGGAAGAGTTCGCAGCTTGGGGTACTGACAACAACGTAGTGAACGAGTATGTTGCTCAAGCAATCGGAGTAGTAATCCTTTAAAAACACGAATATGTTAACGCTATCAGAAAAACAAGTAAAGCAATTGGAAACGGTAATCAGTCAAATGCCTACAATGTGGGGTATTCAGATTATCAACATCCTAAACGCAAAGGACGAGGAAAACACGGATGCAGAAAGCGGAAGTTCAGAAGGAGCTTGAGAAGTTTAGAGACTATGTAATTGAAACGTCAAAGAAAAACCTCATAAGGTTAAAGAAAGCTGACGGCAAGTTATATAAATCACTAAAGGGACAGGTAAAGACGATGCCAAATAGTATCTCCATCGAATTTATGATGGAGGACTATGGCATTTACCAAGATGCAGGTGTCAACGGACTAAAGAAAAATAGAGGCTCAAAGTATAGCTATCGTAAAGGAGTGCCAAATGCTAAGATGTTAAAGTCTTTAGATGTTTGGCTAAGACGAAAAGGTTTGTCTCCAAGAGATAGCAAAGGTAAATTCGTAAAGAGGACAGGTATGAAGTTTGCACTCGCAAGAAGCATATTTAACAACGGATTGAAAAAGAGCTTGTTTTTCACTAAGCCATTTGAAGCTGCATACAAGAAATTACCGCAAGAACTGGTAGAAGCATACGGACTTGACGCTATCGAATTATTCAACGAACAAATAGACCAAATTATAAAGAATGGCAACAATTAATGCAAGGAGTCCATACATCGTAACAATAAACGAAACAGGACAGATTGAGACAAAACTG